CGTGCGTCGGACAAATGGGCAAACGTCAGGGCGGGCGACAGGCTCGACTTGTACGCAGGCTTGGGGACGCCCCGCGCCCGCAAGCTCGGAGAGGCGGTTGTCGAAAGCATTACGCCGATATTTTTAACCCCCGCGACAGGGCGTGCTTGGGTTAGGTTGCCGTTCGGGCTCGCGGGGCTGCGCGATGACGACCTCGAGCTTATCGCGCTAATGGACGGTTTCCCGTCTTTGTCGCGGTTTTGGGAGTTTTTTGGCGAAAAATACGGCTTCGAAACGCTCGAATTTTACGTTATCCGCTGGGCGGATTTTAAGGAGGCGAAATAATGGGCGGCAAATGTAAAAATTGCAGTTTTGCGCACTTTATCGGCAGTCAAATAACGTGCGACTTAAAACACGGTATGCCTGTCTCGCCCGCAGACTGGGAATATTTAAATTGCCGCGAATTTGACGCGCGCGGCAAATTGCCCAAATCTGCGGCGCGTGTCTCGAAACCCGCGACCGTCGCCGTCGAAGTGGAACGCGGCGACTCTCTCGGCAGCTTATTTTTTAAGTGCGGTACATATAGCACAGTGCCGCAAATCGAAGAAGAGGAAGGGTGGATATAATGGACAACGGATATAAACTTGAGCTTGAAAGATGTCCGTTCTGCGGCGAGGAAGCGATACTTGCCGAAACCACCAATAGCGAGGAGTTATTTGTCGAGTGTTGTAATTGCTACGCCCATACGGGTCTTTATTGCTCCGAACAAGAGGCTATCGACGCGTGGAATAGGCGCTTCGACGTGCCCGTGAGGGCGGTGTTTTCGCTCCCCGAAATCGCCGAGATACGGCGGAGGGTTGCGGAGCGCACGCCGAGGGCTTGCGAACTTACCGAAATCGAACGGTCGATTATCGGACAGTGTGATTCGGTTTTAGGCAAGGGGGCGCGAAATGAGTAATTTTTGCGCTGCTTCGATAGTATTTGCGTCGGTTTTGTATTTTTGCGCGGGGATTGCCGCCTTGCGCGGAAATGTCGCGGGCGTAATCTATTTGCTCTTTACGGCGGTACTGCTTGGGGTTGCCGTTTATCTCGATATGCGCAGGGGGAGGGAGCGTGAATGAGCTACACTTATTTGCTGGAGTCGGGGGAGGAATCCTCGGCGGAATGCTACTCGGACATACCTGTGTCTGTGCTGTCGAGATTGACTCTTATTGTCGAAAAATCCTCCTACAACGCCAGCGCGACGGAATCCTGCCCAAATTCCCAATCTGGGACGACGTGCGGACTTTCGACGGGCGACCGTGGCGAGGGAAAATCGACTGTATCTGCGGAGGCTTCCCCTGTCAGGACATTTCCGTCGCGGGAAAGGGCGCGGGGCTCGACGGAGAGCGAAGCGGGCTATGGCGGGAGTTTGCGCGCATTATCGGCGAGATACGACCGCGATACGCGCTGCTGGAGAACTCCCCAATGCTCGCTGTTCGGGGGCTCGGGCGAGTGCTTGGAGACCTTGCCGAAATCGGGTATAATGCAAGGTGGCTTGTTATGGGAGCGGACGACGCGGGCGCGCCCCACAGGCGCAAGCGAATCTGGATTTTGGCGCATACCGACGCCCCTTGCGAGCGACGGGAGCACGCAACAGGCGGCGATAAAGGTTCGCAATCTGCGCAATTCCAAGTTTGGGGCGAGGGTGCATTCCGTGCCCTATTGGATACTCAAAAACCACAATATGCGGTGCACTCCGAGGATGAACGAATGGCTGATGGGATACCCGATTTCGTGGACAGATTCAAAGCCATTGGCAACGGACAAGTTCCGCTTGTGGCGGCAACGGTTTTTAACGTTTTGACGGAGGGGCTTTGATGGACGCGTTGCAACTCGATTTAGGCGGCCTTTTGTTCGACCCCGAAGCGGAGCGGATAGTATGGCGGTGGCGCGGCAAGGACAGGCACGCGGGCGGCGCGCGCGTATCGCAGGTTTTCAACGTCGGCGGCGAGGCGTTTGCGTATTCGGCGGGGTATTTGGCGGGCGAATTTTTCCTCCAAATCCAGCACGCCGACCCGAAGACGCAAAAATTGTTGCCGTCGTGGAGCACATATCCGCTTTTGTCGCTCGGGCGGGACGGGAACGGGCACTTGATACACGCCAAGACGATTGAGGAGGTCGAAACAATCGTTCGGCGCGACCTCGCGCGCAGGCGGGCGAAAAATTTAAACAGTTAAATATCGGAGACTAAAAAAATGTACAAAATAGACGAATGTTGCGGGCAAAGGCCGCACGTTGCGGTAATGGCGACGGACGGCGGCGGGTTTGCCGTACAGGTTGACTGCCTCAAATGCGGGGCGGTTTTAAAGGTCGAGGGCGGCGAGGAGTTGTCTTTGGACGACGTAATGGCGGTTGTCGCCAAGGAGTGGAACGGGGCGCAAAAAAAGGCGGTTTTCCCGTTCACGATTTTCAAGGCAAAGTTAAACGGCGCGGAGGCGAGGAACTGATGAAAATTTTGAAGTTTTGGGAATTTTTGAAGTCGGAAATCCGCCGCGTTTTGGGCGGGGATTCGGTCGGTGCGTCGGTTGCGGCGCCGCTTGCGTTCGGCGCGGGCGCTTGGGCAATGTTGCTGTTTATCTGGGTTTGCTGGCGATGACTACGGCGGAGTTTTTGCAGATGTTGGATAACGGCGGCGTGTTGTTGTCCCCGAAAGAGGTCGGCGCGGCGCTCGGGTATTCCGACGCGTGGGTGCGCAGTGCGTTTGATAGGCGTTTTATTGCGGGCTTCGATTTGCGCGTTGTCAAAAAAAGCGCGTACAAGCTTTTTCCGCCCGAAAGCGTGTTGTTGTATGTGCTTTCGGGCGGTCTGATTGAGGACGCGTCCGAGGCGATTTTTCAAATTTTAAAAAATTCTAAATCCGAACAAAAGGGAGTATTTGGTCAAATGCCGCAGGATTATAAACAGTATGAGTATCTTTTCAAAGGCAACAATAGCAGCTGGCTGCCGACGCGCGAGGTGGCGCGCATTTTGGGCGTGTCGGTCTCAACGGTTATCAATCAAGTAAGACTCGGTAATCTTGCGGCTTGCCGTAGCAAGCCCGACGCGGTCGGGCGTGTGCAAAACAAGATTGCGCGGGTGGATTTTGTCAAGTTTTTGTCCGAGCGGTCGAATTTGTCCGAGTCGGAGAGGCTCGGGCGAATCAGGGCTGCCGTCGGCGCGTTGTCGGCTCAGGAGGTCGCAAAGCTACGCGAAAGGCTCGGGGTATGAGGCGGCGGCGTCCTGCGGGTGTGTCGACGGCTATGCAGCGCGAATTTGCGCGGTCGAACACGTCGACGGGGTATTCGGCGGCGACGCTTGCGAAGCTCTCGGGAAAAAGTCTCGGAGCGTGCAAATGTGCGATTGACGAGGGGCGCGTCGGGTATGTCGAGCTTTGCACAAAGGAGCGAATCAACGCGATTGTCCCCGAGGACGAAGCCGTCCTGTTTTGCGCGCAATTTGCGCCCGCCCGCCGCGTGGATATGCTCGCGGAGTTTTTGGCGGGCGAGCCGCGCGCGGTGCTCGAGGCGGTGTTTTACCCCAAGGCGCGCGGCGACGGAAAGAGCTATTACGATTTTCAACCACAAAAAAAACAAAAAATAAGGAGAGAATATGAAAGGTAAAAATGCAACAAAAGTTGGGCTCGAGATTGTCCGAGCCGTGCTGCTCAAAAAGCTCGCGGAGGGCGACGCCGCGAATGTCTACGAAGAGATTCGGCTCGAGGCGTGCGCCGCTGCGGACTTCGAGGCTGCCAACAGGGAGGCGAAAGGCAGGGCGAAGCGTAGGTTTGTCGTGCTATCCGCCGAGGGCAAGGTTGACGCGCTGGGCAACGGCACGGGCTGGGTTTTGGGCGTCCCCGAAGACGGCGGTTTCGACGCAAAGGCCGCCGTGCGCCGCGCCGCCTGCGAGTTCAACCGCACGCCTGCGGGGCGCAGAATGCCCGTAAAATCGATTGCGGAGGCGCTCGAATTTGTACCCGCAAGATTTTTCAAAAACGAGGGCGTACAGGTCAAGACGAAGCAGGAAACCGAAATTTTGGCGACGAAAGGAGAGGTTTATGAAAAATAGCAGGATAACGGCGGACGTACACGCCGCGTGGGTGGATATGGCAAAATATTTTTTGCGCAAGGGAGTTTGTCCCGCGTCGGCGACGCACCGCGACTTGGAGATTTTGGCGAACTCCCGATTTTGCGACGAGTGCGGTGCGATATGGGAGCAATCGTCCTATGTGGACGGCTGCCCGAATTGCCGCGAAAAGGCGGGTATCGCGGGCGAAGTTTTGGGCGACGTAAAAGACGCGGTATACGACGCGCTCGGCGGGTTGTCGGAGATTACGGACGCCGTCGATGGGCTTGAAGCCGACCTCGAAGAGGTAAAGAAAACAATCAACCATCATCTGAAGCATCTATGAAAATCGAAAAAAGCATACTCAAGGACATTACGACCGCGCCGATTATGATTGCGCAGAAAAACAAAACTTCGATAAATTCCTGCGTGCGGCTCGAGTACAAAGACGGGAAGCTGTCGGTGTACGCGTCGAACGGCTCGCAAAGTGTCGTGTTTTTCGCGGAGGCAAAGGAGGACGGCGACGAGTTTGACGTTTTGTTTGCAGCCGACACGCTCAAGCGTACCGTCGAGGCGTTCGACAAGGTTGTCGAAATAACGTTCGAAAACGACAAGGAGCTCGTTTTCCGCGAAAAATCGTTTGTGCGCCGTGCGAACATTGCGGCGTACAACGTCGCGGATTTTTTCTTCCCCGAACCGAAAAACCTGTCCGAGCCGTTTGTGCTCGACGACTGGCAAAGGCGCAGGCTTTTACAGGGCGCGGAAAACAACCTCGCCAATCCCGTCCGCAGCCCGTCGGCGGCTCTCGTTCGGTTGTTCTCCAAGGATTCGGGCGCGCTCGAGCTTTCCGCGACCGACCAGCACGTCGCGATAATGCGCAAATTGCCCGCCGAAGACGGGCAGGTTTTCCCGCCGCTGGACGTGCTGATTCCGCCCGAGGCTATCCGATTTTTCAGGGGGCTCGACGGCGACGTAAAGGTTATGTTCGACGAGCGCGAGGGCGCGGCGTTGCCCAAACCCGAGGGGTATATGGAGGGTGTCGACGACCCGCTGCCGCCCGCGCCGAAGTCGCATTTGTTGGTACTCGAGACTTCCCGCGCAAGGTATTTTTCGACGCTCGGCGACGGGCTTGTTCCGCCCGATTGCAGCAGGGCGTTTTTGCCCGCCGACAGGATATTTTCGATTTCCGTTTTCGACGCGCTCGAGCTCTTCAAAAAATTCGCGCAGTACGACGCCTGCACGCTGTTTTGGGGCGGCGAGCTGGGCACAAACATCAGAATAAGCGCCGCGACGAAGACGGGCGAATGTTCGTCCCAAATCGACTTCGATGTCGGAGAGGTTTTGGGCGAGGGCAAATACCACATCAACCCCGCTTTTGTCGTGTCGGTGTTCTCTGGGTTGCAGGAGGCGGCGGACGCGGAATTCAAGGTTGCGCTCCGCAACGACGGCAACTTGATGTTGCAAATCCACTCGGGTATTTCCAAGGCTGTTATTATGGGACTTAAATTCGACTAATTATGGATAACGTTTATTTATCGGCGCTCGACGCACAGGCGCGGGCGAAAATCAAGGCGGACGCGTGGAGGCTTGCAAACACGCTCGAGAGCGGGGGTGTCGTGCGGTATCACACGACTCCCGCCGTCGGGTTGCAGTCCGACGCCGCCCACCAGTGGGGCGTTGCGGTCATTGCCGCCGCCTTCAAGCCCGACATTCACGCCGCCGAGCTATTGGCGGCTCTCTCGCACGACACGCCCGAGCTTTTCACGGGCGACATTCCCGCGCCGTTCAAGGAGGAGCTCGAGCGCGTTTGCGACGGTGTTATCGAGGGCAGGGAGGCGGACATCAAGCGCAGCTATTTTTTGCCCGCGTTTGCGGATTTCTGCGACGGCGGCTGTTGCGCGCAGGTTGCGGCGGTTGTGCGGATTGCCGACAAGTTAGAGGCTCTGTATCATACGAGCCAAGCTCCGACGACTCCGCAGAGCCTCAAGGTCAACAGGGGACTTGCGTTTTCGGCGGAAAGGTTGCTCGAGGACTACCGCGAGGAGTTGTCCGACGCCCAATATGCCCTTGTCGGGACGCTGATTGAGAGGTGGTCGAAATGAGTTTCGATTTTTCCGAAGATTTCGAGGTCGCGCAGTTTTACTCGGACGACGACTTCCGCACGCGCGCCGACGCAAAAAGCGCCGCCGGGCAAGTCGCGCTTTCCGCCAAGGCGGGCGACGTGTGGCGCGTTCTCCACGGCTTCCAAAAGGTTCTGCCGTCGGCGTGGCGGACTGTCTTTGTCGGCAGGGTTTTTTTGCACGCGGGCGCGATGTATCCTCACAAGCTTTGGGCGGAGGATTTCCGCCGCGCGCTTGATACCTCAAAGGAGGCGGCGGACGCGTTCCCGACTCCCCAGCAGTTTGCGGGGCTCTTGGGGTGTGTCTGCGGCTGTGTCGATATTGTCGGCTGTGGGTGTGCGGCGTCGGCGCTTTGGCGTCGCAAGGGGGCGGGCAAGCCGTTTGTCTTCCGCGTCGCCAATCCGATAGTTTTCGACGCGCCTGTTCCGCTTCGCGGGCGTCCGGGGTTTTTCAAGCTCGGCGACGCGTCGGGCGATATTTTCGCCGCGCTCGAGTCCCGCTCATAACCTCTTTTTTATATTGCCGAATTTTCCCCGAGATGAAAGGTTTTGTCAAAGTCGACCGCGAGTTGTTCGAGTCCGAGCTGTGGACTCTCGACTTGTCCGTCCGCGCCGCGTATATCGACCTTATGCGCCGTGCGGCGTGGCGGCCTGTCGCCGCGTTTGTCAACGGCAAAAACCTCACTATCGAAAAGGGGCAGTGTATTGTTTCGCAACGCATTTTGTCTGAAGATTGGGCGTGCAAACGCTCGACGGTTGTTTCTATTTTGCGCAGGCTCGTTGGTCTCAATCTTATTTCTTTGCATTCTATTTTTGACGACGCCAAGCGCAATAACGGCTACACTATCATCACTCTTTGTCATAACATATCGACCTCCGCAGTGGGCACGCAATGTCAATCAGACGGCGCCGCACGGGCAGGGCGGCTCGCAATAACCAAAACAGCCGTCGAAGGAGTATCAAATGATTGCGCCCAACCGTGCCAACAGAATCGAACCCAAGAAGAAAGTAGTCGCGTTTTTTTTGCGCCTCAATCGAAGTCGCAAGTTGCTGATAATTCAACCGCACAGCCAGGGTGGCTGTCCGAGTCAAAAAACGATACCGACGAAAACGAGTTAAGTTCCGATTCTCAAAGCTCTTCCGAAAGTCAGCCAGCGTGGCGGGGCGATGGCGAATATCAACAACTTACGACGCCAAAAACGCCCCCGAAAAATGGCTTTTGCGAAAATCCGACATTACACAGTAATATAATAAAAGAAGAAGAAAGAAGAAGAGAAGAAGTCTATCTCCCCCATATGCCCCCTCAAGGGGGCGACGGCTCGCTGCGCTCGCCTAAGAGAGAGAGGGCGCCGCGGGCGTCGAACTGCCCGCCTGCGCTGTTAGACTGGCTCGCATACGCTCGCTCCATTGGGTGGGACGAGTGGCAGGCGACCGAGAGTTTCCACTATTGGGACGGCGTGGGCTGGCAACTGCGCACGGGGCAAAAAATTCGCAGCTGGAAGCCCATTTGCTCCAAGAGCAAAATGTACTTCCAGCAAAAGGCGAAAAACGGGGGCGTTGCCCCCGGGGCGGAGTTGTCTTGCGACAATCCGCCCGTTGGCTGGAGACGGGTTTACTCGACGCTTACGGGGCTTGATTTCACAGGCGGGATAAGCTGGGCGGACATAGTAAACCAAGACCCGAAAATGGCGAAAAAAGTACAGGCGGAATGCGCGAGGATAAACCGATGACAAACCTATCGAGCCAACCGCAACCTCGCCGAAAATTTTTCAAGCGGCAAGGAATCTATTTTCGGGAAAGCCAATCGCTGGGGCCGATAGATGGCGGTTTTTGTTTGTGCGCGGAATTTTATTTTTTGTCCCATTTTTTGCGGAACTGTTTTATTTTTAAGAAAATACGCTTATCATTTTATGGAAAAAAGTCAAGGTAAAAGTCGGAAAAATGCGCTTTTGACGCGGGTTTTGAAGTCGCCGAAGAAAATCTCGACTTCGACCGTCGCCCCGAAATTGGCGGGTGTGGAGGGTGATTTTGCGGGTGCGCGCGCGAATTTGGCGAGCGCGGAAGAGGCTTCTGTGAGTGCGCCCGCTATCGAAGATGACGCGCCGCGTTTTGCTAAAAATCTTACGGAGCTTGCCGCTGTCTTGGGTGTCAGTCGAAAATCGCTTACGCGTTGGCGCGAGAGTGCGGATTTCCCGCCGCCGCGCTCGGACGGTCGCTTCGAAGTTGCGCAGGTGCGTGAATGGATTGCCGCAAATGCCAAATGCTCGGGTTCGGGGCGCGACGTGCCGCTTGGGGACGTGCCCGCCGACCTCGCGGGGCTCTCGTATATGGAGTTAAAACAGCGCGAAATCATCGTCAAAATCAAAATCCAAGAGCTGGAACTCGCGCAAAAAAGAAAAGAACTTGTATCGCTCGAGGAGGCGAAAGAAATTTGCGTGGAAATCCTTAAGCCCATATCGCAGCGGCTGAAAAATATGGCGGCGCTGCTTGGAATCCGCGCGAACCCGAGCGACCCGACAGGCGCGAAAACGGTACTCAAAGAGTGGGCGGACGAAACATTTACGGAGATTGAAAGAGTATGCAAGCAGCTCAACGAGAAGAACTAATCGCGGCGTTTTCGGCGATGTTCAAGCCGCGCCCGCAACAAACGCCCGTCGAGTGGTGCGAGTCCCAACTTGCGCTCAACTCGCTCGCAACGTCCTACCCCGGCCCCTACTCGACGCGAATGACGCCCTACGTCCGCGAAATCCTCGGCGGGCTTGTCGATTACAACATCGAGCGGGTGATATGCTGCTTCGGGGCGCAAACGTCGAAGACAAACACCTATATGGCGGCGGTGGCTTGGCTGATGGCGAACGAGCCCGGCCCCGTGATGTGGGTAATGCCGAACAAAAACTTGGCGGCGGACTTTTCGGAGCGGCGGCTTCAGCCGTTTTTGCTGTCGTCGGCGGAAATCCGTGGCGCGACAACAGGCAAGCGCAACGACATCAAGCGCACGGAGATGACCTTTTCGACGGCGACGTTAACACTCGTAGGGTCGAACAGCCCCGCAAACTTGGCTTCGCGCCCCGTCCGATACCTTTTCCTCGACGAAGTCGACAAATTCCCAGGCGCGACGAAAAAGGAGGCGAACGCCGTCGACCTCGCGACCGAGCGCACGCGTTCGTTCCCCGAGCGCAAAATCTTTTTATCTTCGACGCCGACAATCGCGGACGCGACGATTTGGCAGGAATACCTCAACGGCGACCAGCGGCGCTACTTCGTGCCTTGCCCACATTGCGGCAAGTCGATTCTGCTTGTCTTCAACCCGCAGCGGACGGCGTTCACGGAATTGCTCGGCTGCGAGGCGCGCCTCGAGTGGGCGCAGGACGCCCGCCGCCGCGACGGCTGGGACTTTGAGCGCGTCGAGCGCACGGCACACTTTACCTGCCCATATTGCAAGGGTGAAATCCGCAACGAGTCGAAACCCGCAATGTTGCGGGCTGGGCAGTGGCGACCGACAAACGCGCAATATTCGGGCGCGGGCGTGCACTCATACCACCTGCCGACCTTTTACGCGCCTTGGCCGAACGCAAATTGGGGCAAACTTGCCGTCGAATTTCTGAAAGCCAAGGCGTCAATCGAGGGCTTGCGCAACTTTATCAACTCGGTTTGCGCCGAACCCGACATCGGACAATACGAGGGCGGGGCAGGCGCGCGCCGCGAACTCATCACTCTTACGGCAACGGCGGACACAACAATCCAGCGCTGGCGGATAATGACGGTTGACGTGCAAAACGGCTACTTTTATTATTTGGTTCGCGATTGGTTCGCAGGCGGGGCGTCGGAACTCGTCGAATGGGCGCGGGCGGATACCTACGACGACCTGCTCGCCGCCGCCGCGCGCCTGAAAGCCTGCGCCGTCGGGCTTGACAACGGCTACGACACGACAACCGTCAACTCCCGCTGCGCCGAATACGGTTGGTTTACCCTTCGCGGCGACGACCGCGAAACTTGGCCGTACACCACGCGCCACGGCAAAAAAGTCGAACGCCCCTTTACATTCCGCAACTTCGACCCTCTCATCGGGCGCAAAGGGCAGGGCACGCGTACGGTGCTTGAAATCCGTTGGTCAAACCCGATGATAAAAGACATACTCGCCCGCCTGCGCGACTCCCAAAACTCGCCCGTACGCTGGGCAATCCCGCAACACTGGGCAACGGAGGAGTACTTCCGCCATCTCAACGGCGAGTGGAAAAAACGCGTCTTCAACGCGCGCACGGGCAAGGCTTGCGATATGTGGGTACGCCGCTCGACCAACTGGCCGAACCACCTTTTGGACTGCGAATGTATGCAAATCGCGGCGGCACTTTTTAACGGTATACTCAAGAGCTACACGCCCGACTAATTCCGAAAAATTTTTATTCCAAAGAGTCCAATTATTCCAAAGTTCCCAAAGTTCGTTTCGCCCCCTCTCTAAAATATGATAATATGCGGGCGATGTCAGCACCTGTCCCCAACCTTTTTAAAAAAATCTACCTGCGCCGCATTTATTCGGGCGCAAAGGCGGCGGGCGTCGCTTTAAAAACGGCGCTCGAAACGGCTGGGGCGGAGGCGGTCGAATCCTCGACCAGCTCGACAGTTTTGGCGGGCACGTCGGCAAACGGCGCAAGCGTTTCATACGCCGTCAACGCGGCAAGCGGGATAATCCCGCCGTCCGCCCGCGCGGAACTTGCGGAGGAACTTCTCGAAATCTACGAATACTTCGAAGCCTCCGCCGACTCTTCCCTCGAAGAATCCGCGCTCGAAGAATTTATTTTCCGCGCAATGCTCGACTACCTTTCGCGGGGCGGCTTGCGCCGCATAAAAGCCGATTGGAGCGGCCTCGTGAAATGAACCTCTCGGGACTTTTCCGCGCCGCATTTTCGGCGGTATTTCCGCGCGCTGCGGCACGCTACGAAGCCGCCCTTGACACTTCCGCGCGCAGCGTAATCTTTTCGCCCGTCCAATCCCCGACGCGCGACCTCACGCCCCTCACGCGCCGCAAACTCATTTCCAAGTCGCGCTATTTTTATGAAAACGAGGCTCTTTTTTGCACGCTCATCGAGCGTATGACAAGCTATGTAATCGGCGGCGGCTTGCACGTCGTCCCCGATTCCTCGAGCTCCGAGTTCAACGCGGCGGCGGCGGAATACTGGCGCGAATTTTGCGAACTTCCCGAATTCGCGTCCGACAAAAACTTTCTGAATTTGCAGTCAATAATAATCCGCTCCGCCTTTATGGACGGGGACGTTTTTGTCTACAAAACCTACGACGAGGCGCACAACCCGAAAATCCAGATTATCGAGGGCTACCGAATCACGGACGGCTTGACCGCCGACCTCGACAAACCCGAGGGCGTTGTCCTCGACAAATACGGACGCCCGATTTTTTACGAGTACCACCCAACCGACGACGACATTTGCACGCCCGTCAAAATTCCCGCCCAATACCTTGTCCGCTTTTCGTACGACAAGCGCCCGAACCAATACAGAGGCGTTCCGATTGCACACGCGGCAATCCGCACAATCCACGACATCGACGACATTCTGGCGCTGGAAAAACAGGCGGTAAAACACAACTCCTCCATCGTCGGCGTCGCGTCCAAAGAGGGCGACGACGAATTCCAGACGCCGCCGATGCGCCCGTTCGGCGAGCAAATCGAAAACGCCGTCCAAAGCAATATCGGCGACGCGGAGCTTGCCAAATACTACAGCGAGCAAATCGAGGGCTCGATGATTTTCACCACCCGCAAAAACGAAACGCTCGAACTCAAAAACAACGACCGCCCCGGTCCCGCTTGGCAGGGGTTTATCTCGTTTTTGGTAGACGCAACTTGCCTTAGCGTCGGACTCACTCCCTCGATTGTCTTGGGGCAAAAGCGCGGCGGCGTCGATACGCGCGCCTGCCTCGCCACCGCCCAACGCATAGTCGAGGGCTGGCAAAACTCCTATATCGACTCTTTCCAACTCATTTACGAATACGTCATCGAAGACGGTATCATTCGCGGGAAAATCCCCGCCGTGCCCGACTGGCACAAGACAAAATGGCGTCGTCCCCCGAAAATCACGGTAGACGCGGGGCGCGAAGCGCAGAACGAGCGCGAGGACGTGAAAAACGGGCTGATGACGCTTGAAGAACACTACTCGGCGCGCGGCAAGGACTACCGCCGCGAAATCACACAAAAGGCGGAGGAAGTCCGCTATATGCTCGATGAATGCGCCCGTCTGTCGATACCCGCCGAAGCTCTTTCAATCAATTTAAAAAGCGCCGTTTTTGCGGGCGGAAAAGGCAACACGGAAATCCCGCAAACTACGGCGTCCCTAATTTCGGGCAAACAACTCCGCCGCCCCAACGGGCAATTCGGAGGCTCGGACGGCACGGGTAAAAAGAAAAAAAGCCCGAATCCGAAAACCCGAAAGAAAGCGTTTATACTAAAACACAATTCAATTTCTGTACAGGAGGCGAAAAAGATAATCCGACGCGGAGAAAAAATCAAAGCCGCCGACGGCAAGAAAGCTTTTTTTGGGAAATTCAGCCTAAAACACAATAAGCTTCATTTGCCGCAAGACGCGAATGCGAGATTAAGACAAATCAACCTTGCAATAAAAACAATCAAACACGGGTTTTTTAGGGAATCAAAATCAAGCAAAGGATACCCTCAAACGGATTTTATACAACAATTCGGGAATGAATTTTTCTATGTCGCCCGACGCAATGACTCGGGCGAAATATATTCTTGGCACCCGATAAAACGCAACAGATTTAAGAAAATAAAAAATGGAGAAGAAAATATATAAAAAAGGGAGCCCCTCCTTTCGGAGGGACTCTTCTAGACGACGTAAGAAAGGGGGACTCTCCCAATCGGTCGCAGTCTTGAAGTGTAAGCAGAGTCGCAAACTTCAACTGTCATTTTCTTTTATCGGAAAACTTTTTCGGAAAGTCAAGGGATTTTTAAAAGATTTTTAGGAAACAATGAAAAACATACTAATCAAGGCAAAACTGGCGGCGGCTTGCTGGGACTACAAAGAAGCCCCGCGCGACATCGAATATTTTCCCGAGGGCGAGCATACTATCCAATGCTCCGTCAACGGCAAACCGCAGGAGCTTACAGTCAAGATAGACTCCTCCGTCGCCGAGATTATGCAAAAGAGCCTTGACGACGCTTTTGCGCAGTTCGACGCGGGCGAGGCGTCGAAGCCGTTTTTGGACTTCGACCACGAGGGCAAGCGCGCGGCGGCGTACCCGCGCAGGTTTTTTTGGAAAGACGGCTTGCGGCTTGAGCTCGAGTGGACTCCCGCGGGGCGTTCGGCGGTCGAGTGCCGCGAGTACAACTATTTTTCGCCGCAATTTCTTATCGACAAGGACGGCAAGCCTACGGGCGTGAGCTTCCCCGGCGCAATCGGCGCGCTTTGCAACGTCCCCGCGTTCCAGACGATTGAAAAAATTTCAGCAACACAAAACAAAGGACAACCTATGGCAGACAACAACGACAACGCGGACAACAAGCCCGCAAACGGAGGCAACGGCGACAACCCGCCCGCACCCCAGAACAACGAAACCGAAAACCTCAAAAAGGAGAACGAGAGCCTAAAGGCTAAAATCGCCGAGCTCGAGCAAAAGGAAAAGGACGCACAGGACGCCGCCGAGGCAGCCCGCAAGACGGCAGCCGCCGCGCGCAGGGCGGGAATCGAGGGCAAAGTCGACGCCCTTATTTCGGCGGGCAGACTCCGCGCCGAAAGCCGCGAAACGCTGATAACCGCCGCCCTCAAATCGGACGACGACGGCGCGGCACTCTTCGCGACCTACCCCGAGCGAATCAGCGCGTCGGGCGCACCCATCGCCACCCAGCCCAACGGCACGACCGCCGCAGCGTCGGCTTCGACGCCCGTTGACGGTATCGCGCAGGCGGCGGCAGGCTTCAAAAAGATAATGGAATAAGGAGAAAAAACTTATGGCAAAGAAAACCACAAACAAAACGTTCAACCGCTCCGACGCCGCGCTGGAAGTCTCCCTCGCGATTCCCGCCGCCGCCGCGAACGGACAAACCGCCGCCCTCGACCTCGAAAGCGGGGCGGGCAACTGCGAACTGCTCCTGTCAGTCCCCGCGCTCGCCAATCTGGCAAGCACCAAGACTGTCTCGGCGAAAATTCAGGAGTCTGCGGACAACGCGACTTTCGTGGACGCTGCGTGGGCACCCGCCCTCACAATCACGGGCGAGGCGTCGGGCGGCGGCAAGGCTGGCGAATTGCGCCTCGCTATCCCGTCGAACGCCAAGCGGTACGTCCGCGCCTATGTTGCGACCGCTGCGGACGGCGGCAACAACACGGCTTCCAAAATAACCCTCAGCGCAAAGTTTTAACCTATGGCAGACAAGAAGTTTATCACAATGCTCGACCTCGCCAAGTACCGCCACAACGACATTGAGACGGGAATCATCGACGAGGCGATAAAAGACATACCCGAGTTCGGCTCGCTGCCGATGAAGCTAATCAGCGGGACGGACTACAAGACGCTCAAGCGCCTGTCCGTGCCGCACGGCTCGTTCCGCCGCCTCAACGAGGGCACGCGCACGAGCCTGTCGGAAACGACCGAAGTCGAATGGAAGTGCCACATCTTCGAGGGGCTTATCACCGTCGACGCCGCAACGATAAAGGGGCTTGACGGCTCCTACGACGCACTCGCCGAAGAGGGCGCTGCGCTGCTCGAGGGCTCTTTGCAGTATCTGGCAAAGCAGGTCTACTACGGCGCGGCAAACGACGCGGCGGGCTTCCCCGGCTACATCGACGCGCTCGAAGACAAGATGACGCTCGACGCGGGCGGCTCGGACGGCACTTCGGTTTGGTTCGTCCACCGCGGACGCAAGGGCGTACGTTTTGTCGCGGGCAACGACTCGCCGCTTAAAGTCGGCAAGCCCGAACTCGCGACAATCCCCGACCCCAACGACCCGTCGAAACTCCTGCGCGCGTATGTCGCGAATATGCAGGGTTGGTACGGCTTGCAAATCGGGCACGCGCAGTCGGTCGGACGCATTTCGGGAATCGACGCTTCGCACTCGCTCACGGACGAAATGCTCGCGGAAATGTTCTACAAGTTCCCGACATCGCTTCCGCCGAACGCAATCTATATGACGCGCAAGGCTGCGGAAATGCTCCATAAGTCGCGCGCAAAGGTTGCGGCGCTCAAGAGCGGCAGCTCGGAGGTATCGCTCAAGACGGACTACGCGGCGGCAAAGCCCGCAGACTTCCTCGGCGTGGAAATCTTCATCACCGACGCAATCGCCGATTCTGAATAAATAAAACGAATCGGCGGAATGAAGAATGAAGAATGAAGAATTAAGAATTGGGATTGCTTCGCAATCCTCGACTCTCACAGGTGAAGCCGAAAGTTTTATGACTCATCATAGAGCAATCGGAAACACCAGTGAGAGCATAGGCGGCAAAGCCGCCCAATTCTTCATTCTTAATTCTTAATTCTTCATTCCACATATTCTCCCCCTAAAAAAAACGGACTTCTCTTATTATCAACTTGGTTGGGGCGTTTGCGGGTTTTGTCCGTTTCCCGCAAACGTCCCGACTCTCTCCGAAAAAATTAAGAATGAAGAATGAAGAATTAAGAATTGGGATTGCTTCGCAATCCTCGACTCTCGCAGGTGAATCCGAATGCTTTATGACCCATCATAAAACTTTCGGCTTCTCCTGCGGGTGCATAGGCGGCAAAGCCGCCCAATTGACTCGCGTTTGCATTCGCAAACCGTCTCGCCCCTTCGGGGGTGTTGCTTGCGCAACACTCAAACGCGCTTTGCTTGTTTTCTTCATTCTTCATTCTTAATTCTTCATTCTGCAAGATGGACGACATCGAACAAAAAAACATCAAAAACCTGCGCAAGCTCGACAGGGCTATTTCGGAGTACGCGGCATTTTCGCAAAAACTCCCCGGCGCGGTTGTCGCGGACAAAACCATACAACTTTTCTTCGGGCAGAAATCGGGCGGCGCGGGCTTCGACGGGCTATACCAGCAAATGCGCGACGCGCGCCCCGCAGAGGGCAAACCCACACAGACAGCCCACAGACTCTTTTCGGCGGGCAACGGCTTGAAAGTCGGCGACTGGGCGCAGAAACAAGCGTACCTGAATATGGGCGGCGCGGCGTACGCGTTTTTTGCAATCGACTCTACAGGCGGCAAAGTCCGCCAAGTCCGCCGCGTCAACTTTTCCGCCAACGGCAAAAAAGTACTTTCGACGACCACAAAGGCGGGCAAAAAGGCGCGCCCCGCACTCTTCAACTCGGCAGCCGAAGCCGCCGCAGAACCCCTCACCGCACAGGCGCGCAAATACGGATACAGACTTCTAACGCGCCCCGCCGCACGCGCCGCATACGAGCTTTTGAACCGCGAGCGCGCGCGCGGATTTTCGGCGGCGCAAATCGTCTTCGGCGGAATCTTGGGCAAACTCAAACGCCTGCGCAACCTCAACCGCTCCGCCTCCGCGCCCGACGCCGCTTTGACCGCCGCGCAGAAAAACAACGCGGGCAAATACATTTCGCGGCTAACGGTCGAGACCACAAAACAAAGCGCGATAATGCGCTTCGACGTGCTCGACAACGACGTTTACACAAAGCCCGTAGGCTCGGCAGCCCTCGAGCGCGTCTGCGCCTCGATTGTCGCGGATATGGACACCTATGTTTCAAAAAAAATGCTGGAGGCGATGAGGGAATGAGGAATGAAGAATGAAGAATGAAGAATTAAGAATTGGGATTGCTTCGCAATCCTCGACACTCGCAGGCGAAGCCGAAATTTTTATGACCAATCATAAAGCAATCGGAAAACGCCGCGAGAACATCAACGAGAATAGAAAATTCAAATTTACGAACAAAAGAAATTTACACCAAACAACCCCCGAATAATTCAAGACATTATGACAAACAATAAAACAATCGACAACACCAGTGAGAGCATAGGCGGCAACGCCGCCCAATTCTTCATTCTTCATTCTTAATTCTTCATTCAAATGAGCGAGCACCTGAAAGCGGCGTTCGACGCCCTGCTGAAAATCCACGGACAGCCCGCCGCCTTTCGGGGCGTGCATTTTGCGGTTGTCGCACAGTCGGGCGCATACGCCGCCCGCAACTTTTCCGACGGCGACACGGCGGTCAAAATCCTGCGCGCCCGCGCGGATTCGCCCGCATTCAAAAACGGCTTTCCGTTGGCGTCGGAAATCGTCGAGCTTGCGGGCACGCCGCGAATCGTCGCCCGCACCCGCAGAATCGACGCGGACTTCATCGAAATCGAAATCACCGACACGTTATGAGCATAAAAGAATACATTATCGCCGCGCAAAAACTTTTGATAGATACGGACATTCCCGTCTTCCCCGTCTTCACGGGCAAGAACGAGCAGGAAATGCTCAACTTTCTCGCGGAAAACGGCGGCGAACGCTCGCGCGCCGTGTGCCTTGTGCCCGAGTCCGCGACATTGCGCACTTCGAACACGGCGGCGGTTTTCGATAAATTCGAGCTCGCCTGCTACTACGCGACGCTCTACTCCAACGCCGACTTGGACGCGGCGAAATGCTACCTCGACGACCTCGAAAAAATAATCCGCACACTCCACTGCTCGCGCATAAAAAACACCCATACGCTCCGCTGCGGCACGCCCGCATTTAGCCTTGTCCGCAATAGCGCAGGGCTGCTCATCTTCAGAATACCGTTCGTTTTGTAATTTTAAACAAAGGAAAAAAATATGATAATCGCAGGACCAGCATATATTGTAAAAAAGACGGGCGCGAACTCGACCGCCGTTTTTAAATCCGAAACCGACATCACCGTCGAATTGACCAAGGAGACCAAGGAGCGGCGCGCTTCGCACCTCGGAAAATTCGACGAAATCTTGCTCGCCGTCAAAGCCGAGATAAAGTTCAAGCCGATTGAGTGGGACAACCTTTCCGTTCTCTTCCCGTGGACGGAAATGAAGCTCGGGCAGGCGCTTTTCGGCGACACCGAATACGACACGAAAATCTATTCCGCCGACGGGCAGCTCTACACGTTCCACAAAACGGCGATAACCTCGAGCCCCGCGATAGGCTGCGGCGTCGAAAAAGACCTCTTGGGCGAGTGCACGATTACCGCGCTGATTTCGTCCGACAAAACCTTTGCGGACACCGACGCGCTCTACTCCCGCACGGCGGCGACTTTCAACCCGCCCGCACTCTCGGAGGACAAGATTTTTTCGATTCCTTTTAAGGTCAAATACGGCACAACGGAAGTCGAAACGGAGGAGGGCGTCGACATCGAGCTTTCCGTCTCGACCGCCGAGCGCAAAAAGGATTCCGTCGGGCTTTTCGACTACATTTTCACGGGGCTCGAAGCCACCGCAAAATTCAAGCCCGCAAATTGCACCGAGGCGCAGTACGAAGCCCTCGCAAAGCCGCAGGGCGGCGTCGGTCGCGGTAAGAGCCTGCGCTCGGTATCGTCCGACTTGGTGATTTTCGGCGAAAACACGGGCGACCCAAAATTCACGCTCACAAAGGCGGTCAACGCGGGCTCGCAAACCCTCACTTTCGGCGTCGAAGCCGCGCGCTTCGGCGAACTCGAATTTCGCGCAACTTCCACGCAGTACGCCACCCCGAAATTCAAAATCGAGACCGTCGCGGCGCAGTCGCAACAGTCCTCGGACTAACCCCTAACAAAGGAAAAAACAGATGAAAAAGACAGTCGCAATCATCGTCGCAGTCTGCGCGTTTATCGCCAGCCTTGCGACAAACGTATACTACATTTTCGACGGCGACAGCTCGACAAATCCCGATGTCGCGCAGGTCGTCGAAAAGGGCAAGAACGTGTACGAGACGATAAAATCCGAGTAATCCGACACGGACGCGGGCTATGGCGATTACACTTGCGATAATCAGGCTTTTGGCGGCGGTTTTTCGGGCGTTCCCGACGGTCGAAAAACTCGTCGAATGCGCGCTTGACTACGCGGCTGCGGCCAATGTCGCCGACGCCATAGCCCGCAAACAGAAAAAGGACGCGGCGGTCGACGCCGCCGTGGACGGAAAACAAAAAAATGATTGCAAAAACGATTAGCCTTTTCGCCGCCGCCGCAATGCTCGCGGGTTGCGCGACACACGCGCGGCTCGACAACTCCGCGCGGCTGATTGCCCGCCCCGATTTCCCCGCCGCCCGCGCCGCCGCTCCCGAGTGGTGCCGCGACGCCCTCAAAACCGTCAACGCCCTCGAACTCGAAATCGAACGCCGATAACCGAATGAAAGACTTTTTAGGACTCTATATTGCCCCCGTCGCCGCGTGGATTATCGCGGCGATAGACTGGAACGAAATAACCGTCGCGGGCGCGGCAATCGCAAGCGCGGCGAGCGCCCTTGCCGCCGTGTCGTGCGGAATATCCAAGGCGCTCACAGCCCGCGAACACCGCAAGGGCGAAATCAACCGCCGCGAAGCCGAAGAATATATGCTCAAATGCCAAATGATGCTCGCGCGCGACAGTGTTTGCGACGAATGCCTCAAGGACGGCGGCGTTTTTGTCAACACTTGCAACTTTAAATTCCGCCACCTCAACTGCCCGAAAGAAAAGAGGGAGGGCGCGCAATGAAAATCGAATACGCGGGGCAGATTTTGGCGCAGGAGGGCGACGGCTTTACCGACATCATAGAGCTTAGCCCTCCTCGCCGTTCCTCGGACTCCGAAGCCGTCAAATTGCGCGGCTCGCGCGGGGTTTTCCGCCGCGAAAATTTTAATGTGGAATACGAAATCGCCGCGAAGATTCCGTATTTTTGCGGCTCGTACGCGGCGGCTTGGTCGAAGCTTTCGCGCCTTGCCGCATTCTGCGACGCACTCGAGGGCGGCGACTTGCAGATTACATCGGACGACGAAAAACAGCCCTCCGTCTACCTCAAACATTGCACGCTTTCCGCGACGTTCCCCGACGAAATCCGGGGCGCGTTTTTCGAGGTATCGTACGAGTTCCGCGGCTCGTTTTTCGAGGCGTACGCGGCGCGGGTTGTCCCGCTTTTCGGCGGCGTCGCCCCGACCGTCGGGGGCGCGGCGGTGCAAATTTCAATTTAAAAATCGAGAGAAAAAAAATGGCAGAATCGCAAATCATCACAAAGGACATTTCGGAGTTTCCCGAGGTCGCAACACCCGCGGACTCCGACCTGCTCATCACATCGCGCGGCAAAATCACTTTCGGCAAACTCGGCGAACACTGCGCCGCCACGATATACCGCGCGCTGAAGTTAAAAGTCTTTTCGGCGTCGGGCACGGCGACGAGCTCGACCGCATACCTTGTCGCGCAACTGGACGCCGACGGGCTGCTCAATTTCTCCCTACTTTCCGAAACCGAATACGCAAAGCTGAAATGAACCGCAAAACATTTTTTCTCGCCTTTTCCGCATTCGCGCTCGGCTACGCGCCCTGCGCGCGGGCGGCGACGCGCCCGTTCGTCTACGACACCGCAACAAAAAAAGCCCCGTCGGTTGACAGGCTTTACCGCGATTTTCGCCTCTACATCGACACAATGCCGACCGCGCGGCAAACCGTGCCCGCGAGCGACCAAAAGTGCGTCGTCTACAATTGGACGGATTGCGAAATCAAGGTAATCGACAAGTTCGGCAACCTCGTTTATTTCACGACGACAGTCTCCCTGTCGCGCGCGCAAATCGCGGCGTTGCACCCGATGATAACCGACTCCACGCCCCGGGTTTTCTATTGGCGCTGCGCGTATACAAACGCGACAGGCGGCTGCTGGGGCGAACGCGCCGAATTTACCGATTTTACGAAGTCAATCGGCAGCACGTGCAACGGCGATTCCGTCGGCGCAATCTGGATTTATCCGTCGATTTCCTCGACCGAGCGGCGCGCCGTCCCGATTTACACCGCGCAGGGCGTTTCGACGACAAAAACGGTCGTCTGGGGCGACTATGTGCGCGAAACGCTCACAAACCCCGACAACACCGTCTTGGCGTGGCGGCAGACAAGGACTGCGGGCGAGGAATCGATATACGGCAAGGTATGGCGACCCGTCCGAATCGAATATTTCGGCAACTTCAAAGTAAGGGAATAAAAAATGAAAAAACTGTTGAAAATTTTTGCATTTGCGGCGTCCGCGTGCGCCGCGTGCGCGTCGGACGAACTGTACGATATGCTCATACAACTCGAGAGCGCGGAAAGCCTCATCGGGCAAAAACAGACCGCACAAACCGCGCAGGACGCACAGACTGGCGAAGCCCTCTTGAGGCAACAACAGGCGGCGCGAACGGGCGAAGCCCTCTTGGGGCAAAGCCGCTTTGTGTCGGCGTCGTTGTGCCTTTTCGGGCAAACCCAAACGGCGGATTGGGGCGGGGAAATGCTCGTCTTCAAGCTCGAAAACACGGCGGGCTTGCCGTTTTGGAAGTGGCGCTCGTACGTCGGCGAACACACCTACGTCTATTACGTCTTGGGCGACTATGAAAAGGCCGACAACTGGCAAAAGGTGAAGCTTTTCCCCGAAATCAAGGAACTTGCAAAGGAATGAAGAATGAAGAATTAAGAATGAAGAATTGGGCGGCGAAGCCGCCTATGCACCCGCAGGCGTCGCCGTTTGCTTTATGACCAATCATAAAAACATTCGGATTCACCTGTGAGTGTCGAGGATTGCAAGGCAACGCCGAAGCAATCCCAATTCTTCATTCTTCATTCTTAATTCTTCATTAACAACAACCCAAAGGATAAAAAATGAAAAACACCATCAAAAAACTCATCACAATAACAGCCGCCCTCGTCATCGGCGCGGGCGCATTTGCCAAGACTCTTCCCGAGCTTGCGGGTGAATTGAATCTCCTCAAGGATTGGGACACAAAGGTCGCCTGGGCGAACGCCAACGCCGCCGACATCGAGGCAGCGTTCCCCGAAGTCAAAAAGCTCATCGCGGCGCACGGCAACGAGCATTCCGCCGAAAAGGGTGTTTGCGGACTCGCGTACCTCGCGGGCGCGTGCACGTTCCCGCAGGCGACGGACTGGGAGCTTTGCTGCCTGCATTCGGGCAAATTCATCGAGCTCAAGTCGCAGTCCGACCCGACGTACTACTCCGAGCTCAAGTCCAACGGCTGGAAAGTCGGCGACAAACAGCTCTCCACGGCGCAAAAAGTCAATATGGCTTACACGATGAAGGACTTCGATTTCTTCGTCGAAAACAACAGCCCCGAAGTTTTCGAGGCTATGTACATCGACCGCTGGGTTTCGATGTGGCTTACAAAGAATCTGCTCGCGATGGGCGACACGGCGAAAGCCAAGAGCATTTGCAACAACATAGTCGCCGCGCTGATTGTCCGCGACAACGCCGACGCCCAGCTCAAGACTTTGCAAAATGTCGGCAAGGAGCTAACCGCCCGCGCCCTCGACAACAAGATTATCAAGTAAACCAAAAGCGGAGGGAAATGGGGAATGAAGAATTAAGAATGAAGAATGAAGAATTAGGCGGCGGAGCCGCCTATGCACCCGCAGGCGTTGCCGAATGCTTTATGACCTATCATAAAAATTTTCGGCTTCACCTGTGAGAGTCGAGGATTGCAAGGCAACGCCGAAGCAATCCCAATTCTTCATTCTTAATTCTTCATTCTTCATTCCCTCCGCAAGGAGAAAAGAAATGGACAAAACGCAAAAAGAAAACCACATCACGCTTTTCGGCGGGTGCGAAATCGAACTGTCAATCGGCGGGAAAGTCAAAGTGCGCGCCTTGCCCGTCAGACAATTCCCGAGCCTTGCCGCGTCGCTCGACGACGAACCCGCGCTTGTCGAACTCTTTACGGGCTTGACGGCGAAAGAAGTCGATTCGCTGCCGATTGGGGACTTCGAGGCAATCCTCGAGGAGGGGCGGAGGATAAACTACCCCCCTTTTTCGCGGTGGACGCACAGACAGACGGCGACGGCGGAGTTTATCGCGTCCATAACCGCCGACCCGACCGACGCCGCGACATCTGGCGCGAGTGGTGCGAGTGCATAGCCCTAATTTGCGCCCAAACACATATGACTTGGGACGACGCCCTAAACCTCACCCCCGCGCGGCTCGAATACCTCCAAAAGGCAATATCCGCGCGCAGGGCGTTTGACCGTGTGGACGTATTTCGGGCAGTCGCCGCGACAATATCCCCGCGCTACGCGTCGGAGCTGATAAAATAACCCCGCTCAACGGGGTTATTTTTTTAAGAATACGTCTTTTAATTGAGGGAAAAACGGCTCGGACGTTTTGATTCTCCCAATCGGGAGCAGGTACTCCAAAAACAGGAAGCGCAAAAGGGCAAATAAAAGACACCCGACAACCAAGACCAGAACGAAAGCGACGAATTCGTGCCTCAAACGCCAAATTATCGACATAAACCACACGGCAAGAAGAGTCGTCCCAAGCACGCGTTCGCGCTTGGTGGTCGGTCGGTCGAAGTTGCAGTCGAATTTCATACTTTTATAATCGTAAAAAAACATAACAACGCAAGCAAAATAATATGGCAAAAAAAAATATCGAACTACAGATGAAAATCGCCGCCGATGTCGCGGAAGTCAAAAAGGCGACGGAGGAAATCAACAGATTCAAAGACCGATACAATTCGGTTATCAAACAAATCCAAGTTGGGGCACAAGTTAATATAGGCGCGAAGCTCTTGAATACTTTGACGCGCGCGCCCGCGATAATCCAGTCGTCTATCGACGCATACGCAAGGCAGGAGAGCGCGGAGGCGAACCTTGCGGCGGCAATCCGCGCGACGGGCGCGAGCGCGGGAAGCACGACGGAGGCGCTGAAAGCCCTTGCAGGCAATCTCCAGCGCATAACGACGTACGGCGACGAAACGACGCTCGAAATGCAGGCGTTGGCGGTAAGCCTCGGAGTCCCGACAGAAAAAATGCAGGATTGTATTGAGGGCGCAATTGGGCTTTCCAAAGCCCTAAAAATCGAGCTAAAGCAGGCGACGATAATTTCCGCGCAAGTTTTGCAGGGCAAAACCGAAAAACTCAACGAGTACCTGCCCGCGCTCAAAAACGCCGAGACGAACGCCGAAAAACTTGCGATTGCACAAATGGCAATGGCGCGCGGATTTTCTCAGGCAAAGGCGGAAACCGACACGCTCGCGGGCGCGGCGAAGCAGTGCGCGAACATTTGGGGCGACAACGCGGAGCTTGTCGGAAAGAGCCTCGCGCCCGCGTACAAGGCTTTTTTGCAGGTCGCAACCGCCCTCGGCGAATTTTTCAACAAAAACTCGGCGATAATAACGATTGTAGTGCGCGGGTTTGTCGCACTTGCGGCGGCGATGTCCGTCGCCCCCGTTGTAAAACTTATCAACGCCGAAAAATCGCTTGCGGCGCAGCTGAATATTTTGCGGCTACGTCAAGCCGCCTATGTTATGCAGGCGGCAAAGGCGAACGACGCGACGAAAGCCGCTATCCTCTTTAAAAAAGCCGACGCGACGGCGAGCCGTATCGCTGCGGTATCTACGCGCGGGCTTGCCGGGGCGGTTCGGGGGCTCTACGCGGCACTCGGCCCTGTTGGCTGGACAGTTTTGGCTCTAACGGCTGCGGTCGAGAGTCTGATGTACGCTTTCGACACTTGGCAGGAGTGCTCGGAGCGGCAGCGCGAAAGCCTCCAAAAGACGCAGGAGGAAATCGACAATACGGCGGCAAAATCCAAAGCCGCCGCCGACTCGATTGCGCTCGACGTACAGAAAAACGGCGGAAAATTTTTGGACTTGATGGACAAGGTGAAATTGGCGACCGACAGGGGAAGCGCCGCCGTCCAATTCGCCGCCGACTTGCGCTCGAAAGGTATGGACGCAACGGTGGTCGAACGCGAAGCCGCCGCGTGGAGGGCGCTCGCCGACGACATTTTGCGCAACGTCGAAAACTACCAAGAACTACACAAAGCCCGACTCAAAGCCGCTGGCGATACTCTCGCCGCGGAAAAGGCGGCACTCAACGCTTCGGACGAATCGCCCGAGGCGAAGCGCGCGCGACTTGCGAAAGAAATTCTCAAGACGAAATTCGAGCTCTACAACCTCGAAATGGCAATGCGCGACGCACAGGATAATTCCGACGCCAACGCCGCCGAAGCCGCCGCCAAAACTTACGCCGAAAAAAGAAAGAGCCTCGAGGCCGCCGAAAAGGAATTCAAAACCGTCAACGCGACGCTCGAAGCCGAGCAAAAACGCGCCGCCGCAGAGGCCGCCCGCGCCGCCGCCGAATCCGCCAAAGCGGCGGTTTTCAAACAAAACTGGCAAACGGAAACCGAAATCCTCAAAGCCAAAGCGCGCGGCGACGAAAAAACCGTCGAAGAGCTCGAAAACACCCGCAAAACCGCCGAATACAAGCGGCAAATCCTCGACGCCCTGCGCGGGCAGGTTGCGGGCGCGGAGGACTTGCAAAGGCTCGAAAACGAGGCGCAGGCGGCGGCTGAAAAGCGCGTGAAGCTCGAAAACGACGCCCTGCGAGCGGAAAAGGCGAAGCTCGACCTCAAAAACCGCGAAAAGGGAATCGAGGAATACGTCTGGCGCATAAAAATCGCGCAGGCGCGGCTTCGCGGCGACGAACAGACCGCCAAAAAGCTCGAAAACCTGCGCGATGCCGAGCGCGAGGCAAACGAGCTCGCCGCCCGCGCGGGAATCAGCAAGGCGCAGGCGCGGCAAATCGTCGGAGCAACCCGCAGCGCGGAGTCCGCCGCCGACGAATTGCGGGAAAAACAGTCGCAGACCGACACAAAGGGCAGGGGCTCGGGCTTCGCGGATTCCTCGGGCGTCGGGCGCGGCAATTTGCCCGACGGCTGGCTTTCGCTCACAATGCGCGGCAACCGCAGGTCGGAAAATGCGCAGGCGCGCAGTCCGAGGCTTTCGGGCAATATCAAGTCGGGCTTGGGCGCGGGCTCGCGGTTCATAAGCCCCATAAACACGGCAATCAACCGCCCCAAAACCGAAACCCCAAAAAACCCCGCAAACGACGCGGGCGGCAAAATCAAAGACGATACCGACGTCGCCCAAATGGAAATTCTCAAGAAAATTTCGGAGGCAGTCCAGAAAGTTATGTCGGACATCAACTCCGTCAAAAACAACACCGCAACAATCGCAACAAAGGAAAAATAAGACTATGGCAGACATATTTTCAACCCCGATTTACGAAGATTGGTGGGCTCGGGAATTCGAGTTCGCCCAATACGGCGGCGAGCGCTCCATTTTTTGGCTCAAGCTGCGCTATTTCGTTTTGCGCGACAAATTCGCAAGCCGCCTCGGGCAGCCGCTCGACTTCGCGCAAACCGCCCAAAACGGCAAAAAGATTTTCCGCGAGCTCGACGCCGCCACGGCGGCAAAATTGCAGGCGCTCGACTACCGCGTCATCGACGAGCACGTCGAGCCCTCAAACGCCCTCGAAGACATCTACGAGGTCGTAGAGCTCTACGGCTACGCCCCCGCGCGCAGCTTCAACCTCTACTCGGCGGAAGTAGTCCAATTCCCCGCCCTCCGCGACACCTCCGCAAGCGGAAAAGCGGAGGAATCCATAACGCTCCAATATTCACTCGGGCAACTTATGTTTTACGACGAAAAAAAGCTTTTTTCTGTCGGCGACGAGCTTACATTTTATCTGAACCGAGAATTTCGCTACAACTATTTGACTATTTATGCTGCGTACGCAAAACAGCTTTCGACTGTCAACGAAATCCGAATCGAAAAGGTAATTACAAAAACCACAAACGGCGTTCCGACCGAATGGGTTATGAAGTCGCGCTGCTATTGTACCGATGTCGGTTGGTATGTTCCTGCGACAAATGCGGACTTGTCTTCGCAGGTCGTAATTACGGGCAACGCGGGTTGGCGTTCGGCGCTCGTACAACGCGGCTTTTCGACGCGCGCGGCGTTCGGCTTGCAAATGCCGATAACCGAGGAAATCACCTATCATACGACATTTCCCGATATGTCGGGAAAACTCCGCGTTATGGCGGGACAAAACGAAGTGCAGGAAATCAATTCCTCGACAACCCCGAATTTTGCGACGTGGAACGCGTGGAAAGCGGCGAAAACGCCCGTCTGCCTGCTCGAACCCGAAATCACGCAAATCGGCACAATCTACAAGCGCACCCTAAAAAAGTGCGAGTGCCGATAGCCGCCCGCGCGCGGCGCGGCGCGGGAATGAAGAATTAAGAATGAAGAATTGGAGTTCGCCCGCACAAGCGGAGCGAACCCTCGACTCTCACAGGTGAAGCCGAATACTTTATGGATGGGTTATAAAACTTTCGGCGATGCCTGCGGGTGTCGAGGGTTTGCCCGCGAAGCGGCGCAAACCCCAGTTCTTAATTCTTCATTCTTAATTCTTCATTCCCTACAGTCCGAGTTTTTGGCGGATAAATGCCGACGGGGAAAGGTCGCCGCAAAGTTCGTCAAGCCTGCGTTTTTCGGCGTCGGAAAGTAGAATCGTGTATTTTTTGCGCTTGTCGGCGGCGGGCTTGCGCCCTGCGCCCTTGCGCGCTCCGCCCCGCCTTTCTTTTTTTTCTTCGTTTCCCATTTTATATTTTCCTTTCTTTTTGCCGTTAAAAAGAGAGGAGGGAGCGAGCCTTTCGGCCCGCCGTCAAGTTTTTAGCTTGACAATATGATGATTATGTCGATTATCGCCATCACAATTACTAAGACGATTTTTAACATCTTCATCTTAATCACCTCCTCTCTTGAGGTAGTCGCCGCAAGCTCCACACTTGCGGCGATTTTTTTTTACTACCAAAGAACTTAAATTATGCGCCCATTATTGCGTTTCGGCTTGAAAAAGTCAAGTATTTTTTTCATTTTTATAAGTGTTTTTCTATCTTGCAATTATAAAACCCTTTATATAGTACGCGTACGCGAGTGCGCGTAGATGCGGAAATTTCGTGCAATCGTCTACAAATCAATAACTTAAATGCGGTATCCAAATATAATTAAAAATAATTTTGCTATAAATTGTTGATA